GCGAGCCAGGCGCTGCGGCGGGCGTGCATGGCCTCACGGCCATAGATTGACTCATAGTCGTGGTCGGGAGGGTCGAGGTTGTCACACATTGGGCCTTTCTTCCTCTCTAGACAAGATACGCGGGCGCGTAAGCCCCGGTACATTAGGTATCCCTTCTCGTTGTCTGTTCTTGTCGTTGTTGTTCATCTTTGAGCAAGCGCCGGACCAAGCCTGATAACCCCTCTGGATGATTCTTTGCCCATTCTGCAAGGTCTGCTGGCAGAAACACATGCTGGCGAATAAAGCCCTTAGGGCGCGGCCCCCGTTTGCGACGTTCCGTTAATCTATCCATGCGACAAAAATACCCACAAATTTCATGCTTGACAATAAGAGAGTGCACCAGTACATTTACTTGTTAGTGTGTTTTTATAGCACAAAAGAAAGGTGGAGTGATGCAACCACATCTGCAATTAGCGCCAGAGACAACGGAGGGTCGTCTGGTCAGACTTCGCCGCGAATGGGCGGAGATCGAGCAGCAGTATGCCCAGCGGGACACGACGCGTGATCAGAGCCGGGCACAGTTGCTCGCGCAGGGCGTGCAGGATGGTCTTACGCAGGAGGAGATTGGACAGGTAGTAAAGCTGAAACAGCGGCATATTAGCTACCTGCTCCTCTATGCACGATTTAATAGCACCATGGTGCTATTAACACCCATAACGGAACGCAAGTTTCGGGCGTACTGGGAGCAAATTGGCCAACCGCATTACCCGACACGTGTGGGCCGTCCAGCCAAAGATCCTCTCAAAGTCGCAGCGCAGCGCGAGACGTTCCTCGCCAAGCGTGAGGCGCATGAACAGAAAGCTTTTGTCATTATCGCTGACTGTATCGCTCGGGGGGAAGCACCCTATAAACGTCCGAAACAGCCTGCGGTTGGCGGGTCGCCGCAGGCAGGCAGTCCTGGCAGACGTCCACGGCCCTCACGGGTGCGTAAGGAGGTGACCACCATTTATCAACAGGAGCTTGCCCAGCCCATGACTGATCTCGAACGGCTCATGACCTATTCGGGAACGGTCAAATTTACGCCGAATTTCATTGCCGAAAATGGCCGGAAATTGAAGCTCGGCATGCGTCACTTATTAGAGGCTCTCAAGCAGTACGATGCCATTGAGAGTGACAGTGTCGTGCATAACGAGACTGAGGAAGGACTACCGGAGCGGGAATAGTCGCTGCATGAGGCAGCGCACACAGACGCTCAGTGTCACTATGGACATGTCCATATACACATCAGAGAGGATGCGATATGTATAAGTATGCCACGAGCGAAACGTACAGGTTGTTCTCGAAAGAAGAAATTCTTGCCAAGGCGCGTGAACTCAAAGATCTTGGGAGTACGAGTACAGAACGTGAGGAAAAAGAGCGACGCAAGAAGAATATTAAGAACAAGTTGCTCAGTGGACAATCGATTGTTTTTCACTGGGCCACGGGTACGGTGCATGGCATAGCGAAGCGCGTCAATGGGCAACATTCCGCTGAGGTCTTCTTAGAGTTGTCTGATGAAGAATGGGTGATGGTCGAGCAATTTTTTCCCATTGTGATCATTATCATCGATTACAGCTGTGATACCGAGCAAGATCGTGCCTATCTCTTCAACCAATTTGATCCAGGCTGGTCCTCCAGGAATACCGAAGACCATGTGGGTGTGCATATGGCCCTAGAGCCTGACCTTGTTGGCATGACCACCTGGGCAGGGGTCAAAGCCTCCAGGGGTCTGATCTGGTATTACGAGGAGGTCGAAGAGTGGGCGAAGCAGGACGCAGAAGCATACTATGGCATTTTCCATCAGAACTCCCACGTGCATCATTTTCTGCATTACCTGCGGGACATCAAAATGCAGAAGAGCCGACACAAAGAACTCGCGCTGCGTCCAGTGATTGGGGCGATGTTTCACACGATACGATCAGAAAACCCTGCGGCTGAGACATTCTGGCGTCACATCTCGGGAGGCGCGGGTGCGATTCTAGACGGGAATAGTATCGAACACAAGTTGGCAGACTTTCTTGGCGCCGCTGCGAACCATGATTACAAATGGCCAGGGGACATGGTGCGGAAATTTGCCAACAAGCGCCGCCCGAACGATGTCGAAATCTTTTCGACCTGCCTACGACTCTATACTGCCCATGCAAATCACGTCGTGCATGCTGAAACCTTTGAGCGCCTGAAGGTCACCACGGCGAAAGAGGTTGTCGAGTTGTTGTTACCACTCAAGCACGCGGCCTAATGCATAAGCAGTAATCCAGCCGACACGCCCATCTCTCGTGGTGGGCGTGTTCTTTGCCATTCGTGCCCAGGGAGTATCGCTATGCGTATCTATGGGACAAAAACGGTTCCTGCCTCTATTAGACAAAAAACTGATACTTTCACGATATATGGCGAGCCGTCTCGACCTTTGACGGCCGATGATTTTGAGATTGTGCCAGAACACGAGGAAGAACAACTTATTGAGGTGCGTTGTGAGCTCTGTGGAATAGTGGCTGAATTTTTTCATCCACGGATCATAGATGGTGAAGAATGTGAGTCATCATTGATTTCCATTCAACTGTATAAAGGGAAGAGCTATGACAATTTTAGAGAGGTTACTCGTAAATTTCTCAAGGATTATTGGTACGAGGTTTGTGAAGCGTGCATGAAAGGTACTCTCGTGCCAACACTCATGTGTCTTTCCGGGGTCAACTTTGGTGGAAACAGAGAACAAGAAGAAGATGGGGAGAATACACAGTTAGGACCGCCCTCTGAGAATGAGCCCTTCTAGGAAGGAATACTCTATGAGCACGCCTACCGAAAAGGATGCTGATACGATTAAAGCCTATTTGCGGGAAGTCGGTTTTACCAACTTTGAGGAGGAACTATTAGAATGGTCAAAGGAGCAGCAGTTAATCAATAGTCTACGTCATATGGGGATCACTGAACTGGAGATCTTTTCCTCGATATTTATGGCCGCAATGAATGGAGAAAGTCTACGGGAGCTCTGGCGCAGGGTGCTACTCGACGAAGCGAGACGCAGAAACGAGGCGCATGGTCCAGGGAAAGGCAGAAGGACATATGTCAAACGCTAGCGAACCCGTGAAGGATGATATCTGGCATACCCGTCATGAGTGGGTCCGGTGGCTGATGGGAGAAGATGCCCAGACGCTGTTGTGGCAAATCTGTGAATGGGTGGATGACCCTGCGATGTCACGAGAAGGGCTTGCCGCACGCGTGCTGGCCTGGCAGCAAAATGCGAAGAAGGCGGTGGGCGCTCAGTCATGGACAGTGCGTGTGGATCAGCGCTTAGGGGTCTGCCTCGATGAACGACTCTATCTCTTTGATAGGAGGATGCGCACATGGACGTAACCCAACGTGACGTGCGGTCAATGTTGGATGAACTCTTTGGTCTGCGTACCAGCCTTGCTGCACTGCCGCAGGAACGTGATGCCGCGATTTTGCGTCAGCTCCCGCCTGAATTGCAGGAGACCGTCGCCAGCATCATGCAAGAGTTTGCGGATATGCAGGAGCAACGTGAGCAAGAAGATAATACCCTTGCAGGCCAGATCCGTACTGCGGTCAAGACGCTCGGTGTGCCTGTGCTCGGGACTCATCTTCAGGCAAGCTATGAGCCTGGACGGCGTTCCTGGGATAGTGACGGCCTCGAACGCCTAGCCGAACGCGAGCCCGAAGTGTTAACCTATCGTAAGCAAGGGGAGCCAGTCGTCAGTATTCGTGCGCGGGCGCAGCGGCGTCGGATGACTCCCGTGCTCTATGATATGCACGGCCTCTAGGCCAGGAGCCCCCATGGCTACCCTTGTCCAACTGAGCGATACACTCTACCTCAACCTCGATGCGGTGACCGTCCTGCGTTGTGAGGACGGTCACTGGCGCGTCTGGTTCCAGGATCATGCGCTGGCACTGACCCCCGAGGAAACCACCGTACTCGCCCTCTATCTGTGCAACCATGCCGAGCGGGCCACGTATAACACCTGGAGGCGGTTGCGGGAGGAGCCACCCGCACCCCGCTAGGCGCTGCCCTGGCCTCTCACCCCTGCCGCCCCCCGCCGCGTCATGTATACTGTGCCGACCCCAGGCTGCCAGTGGGAGCCAAGGACGTTGCCTCTCCCGCGCGGAACCCGGCCTTTCTGTGAGGATATGGCCGCCGCACGGTGTGACGTGCCCGCGAATACCACAGGTCTGGGGTACGACCCACCCGTGCCCCCGTCCCGTCCTTGACACTCCGTCCTGCCCCATGCCAGACTCTCTCCAGATATGTATGGAGGATTTGTGCATGCCAGCCACTTTCAGCGACTTTGACACTGCCTTCGATCGCCTCCTACTGCACCTGTTTCTTGCGCTCATCTGTGTGCTCGTGCTCGGCCTCTGGTGGCCGCACCGCGACTACTGTGCCGCGGTTACGCGCGTTCCCTACGATGCGCTCTACATCGTCAGCGAGCGCGGCCGTGGCGAGGCCTGCACGCGCCGCTGTCCGTGTACCGTGGACACCGCGCAGCGGATACGGCCGCCAGGCCAGCCATTCTATCTGCAATGGACGGAGCAACGCTTGTAGGGCCACGTCATGACATCAAGAGAAAGGTGGTGAGCGGATGGCACAGAAGAGCACGATCACGAACGGGGCGATCCTTACGGCCCATGAAGCCACGGTGCAAACCGTCGAGGTCAGCATTCGCGTCATGAAGGTGGGCAAGAAGCAGGTCACCATGGGCCTTTTTCGCCAGTTACCGCGCGATATCCTCCTCGATCCTGAGACGCTCCAGTTGCGCGGTGTGCCCTGGGGGCATGTTCACTACTGGTGGGACGGCGATGGCTCCCGCTACATGCCGCGTGACAAGTTGCATGTGGTCTGGCAACTGGGCGAGGTCCTGAAGCGTGCCATCGTGTATGAGACCCCGCATGGCGACGCGCTCGATGCGCTGGAGCACGCGTACAAAGTGTGCGTAGAGGACTGGGCCCTTGTGCAAGTGGCACGGGCCGAGAGGATCGGGATCAGTGGGACGTCGTCGTGTGACATCGTGCTCGACACGCGGACCTTTCGTGTCGATCTGGATCCTGGTGAGCGGTATATGCTCGCCCACTACTGGGGGACCCATGCGCCGCGGGGGGTAGGGTATAGCGCCGACACGCGAGAGCAGGCCGCGGCAGGCTACGCGGAGCTACTCGCGGCACGGGGGCTCACGGTTGTGACACGCGAGGAAGCGTATGCGGCGTGCATGGCCGCGGCCAGGAAACGAGACGCCTATAAGGGCGAGTGGATGAAGCAGTGGGAGGTCCTCAGGATGCTGCCCCAGCTCTTCATTGCGGTGTGAGGCCTTNNTTGCNTTGNTGCNACAGCNTTAATGCAACCTGCATTATTTGTTNCTTGACATTTTGTCTCCTCCACTAAATACTTAGCGTTCAAAGATTTGCGCCAGACTTCTGTTTGGACGCACCGCCACTGCGGAGTGCACGCGGCCTTCAGGAACACGATTCCTGGGGGCCGCGTTTTTTTGTGCCTGCTCGTCGGTGTGAGGCCGGCGAGGGTCCCGTGGACCTGGTCGTGAGGACCAGTCCCTAGTCGAGAAGTAAAGGAGAGCCGTGATGGCTTTACCGAAGACGATTGAACGCCTGGAAGAAGTGCCGGAGCTGGTGCGCGAGTACTACGGCGAGAAGGACGGGGTCCTGACGCTGACGCTCCTGGCCGCGGAGGAACATACCGGGTTGGTCAATGCGCTCAATGACGAGCGTCGCTTACGGCGTGATACCGAGAAGCAATTGATCGACTGGAAAAACCGCTACGAAGGCATTGACCCCGAGGAGGTGAAAAAGCTCCAGGACCGGGTCAAAGGGCTCGATGATGCCGACGTGTATGACAAACAAGGGATCGAAGCCCTGGTGACACGACGCACGGACGCCATGAAAGCCGAGCATGAGCGCCAGGTCGGCAGTCTGAAACGCGAGAACGATCAGCTCAAAGGCACCGCCGCGGACTACGAGCGACGCTGGCGCCAGGACCGCATCAAGACCGCGCTCCTCGATGCCGTCACCAAGAACGGCGTGTACGAGAAGGCGGTGGACGATGCCGTCCAGCGCGGCCTCTCAGTCTTCACAGACCTGGACGACAAGGGCAACGTCATTGCCCGCAACGGGGACGATACCGTGTATGGGAAAGATGGCGTGAACCCGCTGAGTCCTGGCGAATGGATCACGACGCTCAAAGCCTCGGGCCAGGCGCCCCATCTCTGGCCGGCCTCCTCGGGCGGCGGCGCCCCCGCGCATCATGGGGCGAACGGGACCGGCGTCGACTGGCAGAGTATCAGCAGTCCCGCTGAGCGCATGACGCGCTTCCGGGAGTGGCAGCAGACCCAACAGCGCTAATCCCCTCCCTCTGACGAGCCTCCTGGCAGGGCGCTGAGACAGTGGGAGGGCCATTGTTTGGAGGAACACATCTGTGGCTCTCACCATTATCGAAGCCGCCAAGCTCAATCCTGGCGACGTAATTCGTTCCTCTGTTGTCGAAATGTACGCCCGAAATAGTGACATATTGCGGGTGCTTCCTTTCGATAATATTGCCGGTAACGCCTTGAAATATAATAGGGAAGACATTTTACCTGGCGTCGGATTTCGTGGAGTTAACGAAGGTTTTACAGAGTCAGTAGGGGTACTAAATCCGATCACCGAATCGCTCGTCATTGCGGGCGGCGATCTCGATGTTGATCGGTTTATCACCCAAACGATGGGGCAGCAGCAGCGCGGCGTCCAGGAAGGGCTGAAGGTNAAGGCNNTGGCNCATCGCTGGACGCTCGCCTTCATCAAGGGCGATAGCAGTGCTGATCCCCGCGAATTTGACGGCCTGCAACGCCGCATTCCCCCTGGCTCCAGTCAACTGATCGACGCGGGCGCTACGTCAGGTGGTGATGCGCTGTCCCTCTTCAAACTGGACACGCTCATTTCCAAGGTGGACGATCCGAACTATTTGATCATGAATAGTACGATGTCGCTCCGGTTGGCGGCAGCGGCCCGGCAAACGGGCGTCGGGGGCTTTATCACCTGGGAGCCCAATCAGTTTGGCCAGCGCGTCACGTCCTATAACGGCATTCCCATCCTGATTGCGCGTGAGGACAACGTCGGCAATGACATCCTGCCTTTTACTGAACCAAATCCGGGCGGCGGCGCGGCGGCCAGTACGAGTATCTACGCGATCTCGATGGGCGATGGCGGCGTGGTGGGGATTCAGAATGACGGCATCTCGGTAAGAGACCTCGGTGAACTCGAAGCAAAACCAGTATTCCGAACAAGAATAGAGTGGTACGCAGGTTTAGCCATATTCTCTGGTAGATCAGTTGCAAGGCTACGAGGAATTAAAGACGCTGCTATTGTGGCCTAGTAAGGAGAGATAGAATGAGTACTGCTGTATTCGATAAAGCACTGGAATTGCTCGCCCCCGGCACTGCGCTGGCNGCCAATGGNAGCAGCACGGGGGTGCTTCTCTATCCCCGTACGTTCCCGGCGGCTGACTGGGTGATCTATGCCTCTGCCGTGGTGGCCACGGGAACTTACACGTTCAACCTGCAGGTTTCCGATGTCGTTGGTGGGTCGTATACCACGATTGCGTCTGTCACCTGGCCGCCCGCCGTCGCCGGTGGCAAGCTGCACGTCGGAATCAATGGCGCACAAGCCCAGTGGTTTGATAACGATAGCAAGTTTGTCCGTGTCAACTATGCCATCGGGGGGACAACCCCAGGCGCGGTGGTGGGATCGTATATCACCCTGCCGTCCAACAATGCAGGGCTGGCTGTCGATGTTGGCGACGTGTTTACTTTCGTCTAAGCCAATGTATCCCTATGTCGTTATGGCGCATCCGGCCCTTGGCGCTTGCATCCCGGATATTCTCAAGTTGGGTGCCAGGCCATAGGTGATGCAGATTAACACATGGATGGACATCGCAACTGTGGCAAATATTGACACCGGATTCGGGCCAGATATGGTGTTCCAGGAACCACCGAACAACGTGGGCTCCTACGTGCATGCCGCGCTCCGGGACCCAAATCTTTCCATACCCATTCATATAGGTGCCTGCTTGCCACAGCCAACATTCATCAGGGCCAGCAATCAACACTTTTTTCCAGAATCGTTCAGCCAGTGGGCGTGTTTTCTGGAGAGCAGTGCCCTGGTTCATACACGGCTTCGAGCAATACGTTCCTCCTCCTGGCCGAAGAAGGTCAGAGGGTTTGACGGTAAACGGTTTGCTGCACGGTTCATAGGCAGATATGCATACCGGACGTACCGCGTGTGCTTGGAGATGTTTCGCTTCTCCATTGGCTCGGTTGTGACACAGCTTCGAGCAATATTTGGCACGATCATGTTGGGATTGAATGACGGTAAAGGGCTGGCTACAGGGAAGATATGTACAAATCAGGGTATATCGTGGAGAACGTGGCTTGCCCATCAGATGACCTCCTTGTTCGGTCAAAAGGTATGGAACCAGGCTCTTGCATGAACAAGGCATACAAGACGAGGCGCTGATCAGGCGCACCTGGCAATAGGGAATTATAGCACAAGTTGTTGATTTTGTGCTGTTTTTTTACAGAAGGAGTACTCCACCATGCCTCAAAATCCTGTCATGGTCTATGCCAAAGAGGACGGCCAGGCCGCCTACATGCACACGGTTGATGCTGCCGAAGCGGTGCGCCTGGGCGACTATACGCCCGTGCCCCCCGACAAGGAAGGGCCCAGTCCTGAGGAGCGGGCGTCGGCCCTGTCACGCTTTCGCACCGGCCAGGGGGTAACGCACCCGGAACTCCAGACCGAGGAAGGGCGCGAGAAGACGCGTGAGGAAGCCAACGAGAAGGCCG